TATGGTTTCATACATCGTTTTTGAAATTCTGACTGCACAAAATCGAACTCCTCCGGTGTGATAATCGCAGGATGGCTATTCTCCACGTAATATTGCGGAACTTGTCCCTCATTGATTTGTTGCTTTTTCGTTAAGAAATCAACCGTAAACTTTTTCTGCAAGAGAGCATCGCCTTTGTATTTCTCATTCGTCAAAATGCTTTTCACCGTACTAGCTGACCATTTTTCCTTTCCGCAGGGAGTCGGAACGCCTTGAGCCGTCAGCTCATTTGCAATTTTGTAAGGCGTTAAACCGTCAATGAATCGCTGATAAATGTATCGAACCGTCTCCGCCTCCTCCGGAACAATCTCCGGCAGACCATTTTCGCCTTTCCGATAGCCCAAAAAGTGTGCATACGGCAAGCTGACTTTTCCATCAGCAAATCGTTTTCGCTGTCCCCATGTAACATTTTCCGAGATAGAGCGAGACTCCTCTTGTGCAAGAGAACTCATAATGGTGATGAGCAATTCGCCTTTGCTATCAAAAGTCCAAATATTTTCTTTTTCAAAGAAACATTCCACGTGATGTTCCTTTAATTTTCGGATAGTTGTCAAGCTGTCAACCGTATTTCGAGCGAACCGACTTACACTTTTTGTGATAATCAAGTCGATTTTTCCATCCAGAGCGTCCGCAATCATGGAGTTGAAGCCCTCTCGATGTTTCGTAGATGTTGCACTTATTCCTTCATCTGTATATATTTTAACAAATTCCCAATCCGGATTTCTTTGAATGTAATTGGTATAGTAAGAAATCTGTGCCTCATAGCTGGTGAGCTGTTCCTCGAAATCCGTGGAAACTCTGGCGTAAGCAGCGACTTTTCGGCGAGTTGGAGTGGTTGTGGACTGCCGAGTTGTCCGATTGATAGACGGCGGAATGACGGTTACTTTTGGCATTTTCTGCTCCTTTCTGCGGCAGCCTGTCGCATCTCCGGTGTCCAGCTTTCACTTCTGGAATAATTCTTCCAAGAAATGGCTTTCTCCGTATTATCTTTGAAAAGGAAAGTCAGCCAATTCGGTGACACCAGAATGTTTTCAATTTTGCTTTTCACAATTTTCACGTCAAATTCTTTGATTTGCAAAGCAGAGCAAATCTTCTCATAGAGAATCCGTTCGGAAATTTGCTTTGCCGTAGGACAGTGTGATTTTCCTTGACGCAGATAGGTCGCACACATCCAAACCGCACCTTGCTTGTAAATTTTTCGCTGGTAGCTTTTTCCGCAAGCAGCACACTGCACCATGCCGGACAGCGGATAACGGTTCGTTGCACCGGGATGGGAGAATTGTTTCGTCTGTTTTTTTACTAAGTTTTGAACTTTCTCGAACAATTCCGCAGAAATAATCGCCTCATGGGATTGCTCCACGAAATATTTCGGCAGCTCGCCTTGATTTTTCATCTTTCGTTTTCCAATCGGGTCTTGTCGGTAATATTTCTGCAATAACATATTCCCAACATATTTTTCATTGACCAGAATTTCTTTCACACGCTGACCCGTCCAAAAATTGCCTTGTCTCGTGGAAATCCCCATGGCGTTGATTTTTTTCGCAATGGCACATTGTCCCATTCCGGAGCAATAATCCGCAAAAATCATCTGCACAATTTTCGCCTCATTCGGTTCGATTTCCAGAACACCATCGGCATTTCTGCGGTATCCGAAAATCGTAATGCTGCCGATTTTGCCTTGCTGGAAATCGTTCCGAATCCGCCATTTCATGTTGTCGCTGACGGATTTGCTCTCCTCCTGAGCGAACGAGGCAAGGATGGAAAGCATCAATTCGCCATCGCCGGAAGTTGAATGCAGATTTTCCTTTTCAAACCAGACATCAATTCCTAAACTTTTCAGTTCCCGAACCGTCTCCAAAAGCGTGACCGTATTCCGTGCAAACCGAGAAATCGACTTGGTAATCACCAAATCCACCTCTCGATTCCGGCATTTCTCTAGCATTTTTTGGTATTCCGGTCGCTCATCCTTTGTTCCGGTTTTCGCTTCATCTGCAAACACACCGCAAAACTCCCAGTCGGGATGCTGCCGAATCAAGTTTTGGAAATAGTCAACCTGAGCCGCTAAGGAGTGCAGCATGGCATCTTTTCCGCTGGAAACTCGTGCGTAGGCGGCGACTTTTAGCAGTTTCGGCTTGGGCGGTCGCTGTTGCACTTGATGTACTTTTCGCTCCAATTTCATCACCTGTTTCTTTGTATTAAGCGTATGCTTAGGTCATATATTCCCTCTACTGGGGCAGAAAGTCAAGCACTTTCTCGGAAAATACTGCCCAAAGACAGATCGCATTTCTCGGCGAGAGCTTGTTCACATTGCACAAATTCCGACTGGGTCAGCAGTCCGGATTTTAGGAAATTTCGCAAAACCGCCAGAGATACTTTGTAAATTTCAATTTCTTTCGTCATTGATACCTTCCTTTCGCAGCACAGGCACGAGAGCAATATTTTCTCGGATGGTTTCGGTAGCTCAATACTGGTTTTCCGCAGAACGCACAGGGAATCGTGGCTGCATTTTCATGCTGCATTTCCTGCGGATGGGTGTTCCAATAGTGCATCCGGCAAGCGTCACAGCAGAATTTTTTCTGTTTTCGATGCGGTACTTGCAGAACGGGAGTGCCGCAATTCAGGCAGACATTGTTAGGGTGATTTCGCTGTAAGTAGGACTTGATGGAGTTTTGCGAGACGTGCAGAAAGGCAGCGATTTTTGGAATTGAGATTCCGACCGCCATCATCTCATCAACCGAATTTTTCTGCGATTTCGTCATAATGCACCTCACTTAAAATTATCGTAAGAAACATACCCGGTCACGTAGCTGCCGACCGGCGTTTTTCCGCAATTGGCGGCAGTGTTGGTAATCCGATATCTGCCGTTGGCACAGACCTTGCCATCATAGATGTAGTACGTACCGGAGATTTTCTTGGAAAAAGTTTTTACAGAATCGGAAGAAAAAAGCGGAGCGTTTTGTAGCGTCACACGCTGACCTTTCGCAAAAGAAATCTGCGGTGTGTAGACCGCTTTTCCGGAAGAATCGAAAACAGAGTAGCCCGAATTGCAAGCCTTTTTCGCATTTTCCAGAGAGGAATATGCTCCGATTTGCGACTTGGCATCTGCCCATGTTTTTCGGATGCGGTAAATCTGTGAAGTAGTAGAAGTTGAGGTCGTAGAAGTCGAGCCGTTCAAGTAGGATTGCACCTTCGCCTTGAAAGCAGACCAGTGCGGCAAGATATACAGCGGACACATTTTGTACCGATTGTACATGGTGTTCAACTGGTCAACCGTTCCGGACTTGCCGTCCCGGACGTTCAGCCAGTGGGTATGGGTGTATAAATGCGATATACCCAGACCGTATTGTTTGAGCAAAGCCGCAGCCAATCTCGCACAGTTATCTTCCGATTTCTTATCAGTTGAGTTATACGTACCGGACATGATGCACTCAATCGCAATTGTTTTTCGGTTTCCATTTCCGGAACCGTCCGCAGCGTGCCAGCCGGAGAGTGTCGGCGGTAAGTTTTGCCACGCACAGGTGTTGTCCACGTAATAGTGGACTCGCACATCGTTCATATTTCCGTTGACAGTCGCTCTCGTATATTGCTCCGCCGGCGTTGTGCCGGATGCTACGGAAATCCAGTCTGTGTTATGCACGGTCACACCGATGATTTTTCCTGCCATGGAAGCGGACGGCATATCAATGCGATTCGGGTTATGTTTGGTAAGCAAATATTCTTTGACGGTCACGCCGCCAAGTGTGGATGTAGAATCCGGTCTTAAAATAGCCATAAGTTAGTCCTCCTTGTTTGAGTTTTCAGTTGATTTTTCTTCGGTTCTGCCGACTTTCGTCTGCAAAACATCGATTGCCTTTTTGATTGCAGGCGGATAGGGGATGCCCATTAAACTTGTATTTTCAACGATAGACAACAGTTCGTTCAAACAAAAACTGATGCAAACGGCATCTCGAATGTACGTTGTTCCAAGCAAAATATCCATCCGGACGGAGACGGTAATCAGCAGCAGTGTGCAGAATTTCTTTGCCAAGCCGAACCATCCCGCCGTAGACGAGAGCTTTCCGCTCTCGGAATGCTTGGATTTGCCAACGGCAGCAGTTGCAATTCCAGTCAAAAAATCCACTGCCATAAACACAAGCAGCGTGATAATCGCCGAATCCCAGCCGCCAAAAAGGGCAGTAAAAAAGCCGCCGATAAGACCGGCGACCGTGCAAATGGTTTCTTTCATAAATCAACCTCCCAAAATTTCAATTTTTTGTATCTTTGGACTGGTGTTATTGGAATGTGCCGCAAATGCGAAATAGTAAGTACCAGTCACATTGCAAGAAGTGAGTGTGGTGACCGCCGTTTCCGACTGCATCCACTGAAAATCCGGTTGAATTGCCGTGCCGTTTTGGATGCACGTGTAGACGTAAACGGAGATGGGCACGTCCAGATGCTCCGGCTTTTTGACAAGAAAAAGCTCTCCGGCTTCGGTCGCTCCGGAGAGATAGGTTAATAAAATTCTGGAAGATTCTGTCAA